GTTATCTGTTGATCTGCCATTTTTAACTCCATTGTGTTAGTACGGTTATTTGTAGGTCTGCCATAAGCAGGCTGCCACTATCAGCGTTTAGTACTGTAGGCGCTGAGATTGTGGTAACGCTAAATGAGATCGCACTGTTAGCCAGTTTGTTAAACACGGCGATCATTGTGTCCTCTATGCCAGCCAAGTTTCCTTGGTTATCAAATGCCGGCACGGTCATGGTTATTCGGAAATTGGCCATTGGTTGTATTGCTGCCTGGTTATAGCGCCCGTTAGCAGGCACAATATAAGGATCGGCTGGTGAAACAATAACTGAATTAGCCAAAACTGTGGTTGGTGGATAGGCAAAGGTCTGCCACACACCAGGATTTGCTAAGGCGTTTGCAATAGTAGTTCTAAGGGCTGTGATCGCTACGGCCATGGGTCAGCCGATCATTGACATAGGTGACATGTACGGGGCTAAAAGCCCCCTGATTTTGCCAATTAAAGTGTTACCCATGCGATAAGGACTAGGGTTAAAGTTATCAACACTTACCCCACCAGTTTGGCTAACCTGACGTGCCTGGAAAATATCAACGGCCAGGATCATTGCGGCTTCGCGCACGCTGGCTGTGTTTACATAAGTTGCGCTTTTTGTGTCTGCGCCTTCAGCCTTACCGTATGGCAATACGCGCCTAAAATTCTGATCGGCTGCTGTCTTTGCATATTGGATAAAACTATAACCTTGTGGATTTTGGTAATAATTAAGTTGCAAATTAAACGCTGGCAATATATTGGCTGAGCCAGTGCTAAATGGAATTGTGCCCGTAATTGTGTATGAGCCGTTAAACGTTGTACCAGCCCCGGTAATCGTTACAGTTTCGCCTGTAGTAAAAATACCGGGGTTGGCCAACATAACAGTTGCAACATTAGACACGAGTGCCGTTCCCACGACGGGTGCAGAATCAAACCACAGGAAGGAGTTGATTTGATCCTGCGCCGCCTGACAAACTTCATCCAGCGTTGCATCGGTGTACAAAGTGCCAATACCTAAATTTGCGCGCAATTCTGCAACGGTTACATAAGTTGCTGGCATTTTGTACTCCTTTACTTGTTAGGGTCGGTGGGTCAAAGGGCTAATGACCCACCGACTTCTTAGGGGATTTAGTTAAGGTTAAACTTAACGATTCCGTTAGGCATTTTGGCGATTGTGGCCATGTAGCCATAAATTGCAACCTGAACCTGTAGATTTGAAACTACGTTTACGCTCATGAAGTTAGTTGCGCTGCGGTAAACAGTAAATGCTTCAGGTGCAAGTACTACTGCTGAATCATCAATAGTTGTAGTGGCTGCAAAATTCTTATCCACATACAAATCCAACCCAAGTACGTTGCCGCGAATTGAACCAGGTTGAGCAATACCGCCTGCGTTCATTGGCTGAGATGCTGAATAAATTGGGCGGCCTGTTGAATCGGTTGCACCCATAAGTAGTTGCCATTGTGATCCATTGGCAATGTAGTTATTTGCAAAATAACCTGTGGCTTCGTAAATTTTACGTGCTGAATCTGAAGCAAATTCAATAATACCTGCTGAATCTGCATCGCAACCTGATGAATACTGACCAGCCGCGACAAGTGCAGCAAGTACTGTTGTATCAAGTCGTGTTAGATAAGCATTTTGAAGTTGGTTAGTAAGTTCAGCAAAGAAATTTGGATCGCTGCGCTCTAACAACTCAACACTAAGCGTATTCATACCTGAATACTTATTTACTGTACCTGTTAGGTAAGCAGTTTCCATGCCTACATTTGCAACTGCGCCTGCTTCGGCTTCAACGGTAACGCTAGGTGCAACACCTGTACCGCCGCCTGCTGAAGTAACCAATGAAGGCACGTTTATTGTCATACCTGAAGTTGGCAATACACCTTGTGAACATGCATCAATAGCAGGTGTCCCAAAACGTGTGTTAGTTGGAAATTCTGAAAGATACTGCGTTGGATTAAATGCCGGGTTAGTCGCAAAAGAATCATCCGCTGCTGTTACATATAGTTTTGATTCTTCATTGCCTAGCGCTGCTTTGATTTTGTGTTCTGTGTATGCACCCATTGAAGTAATAGGTGTACGTACTCTTTGGCTGTTTAGTGCTGAAGGAAGGATGATTTTGCGGGCTGCTTCTACTGTTGTTGCAGCCGCTTCCTCTGTCTGATCCTCATTTGGAGTTTCGGGGGCTGTAGTCACAGTCGCCTCGCTTTCTGTCTCGGTTTCGGTTTCGGTTGTCGTGCTTGTTGTCGTGCTTGTTGTCACGCTGGTTTTTGTTGTTGTAGACATTTCTGCATCCACAATTTCTGCCTGCGCAGCAATTCTTTGCACCGCTGCTGTTGAAAATGCCGCCGATTCAACAAGCGACACCTCACGCAAAGTAGCAGCGGTCACCAGGAGATAGTCACCTTTTGGCTCTGATGCAGATACTTCCACACCAACGGATAGGCCATCCATCAACTGTTCCTGGGCTAGCAAAATTGCGTCTGATCCTGCGGTGCTACGGCTTACAGAAAAACTTGCATACATGCCGTCTTTTTTTGATTCAACAGTACGCATACGGCCAACAACTTTTGAATTGTCATGCGACATAAGCAATTTAACTTTATCAACATTAGGTATATTGATGCTGCCTTCTTGAAATACAACTTTACCGGCGCTGGTATAACCCACTTCACCATAAGGTGCAATTTTGCCAGCGATCATGCGGCTTTCGCCATCGCTTGCAGTTATAGATGCACTAAACGTTAAATGCACTGTTGTCTCCTATTCCGTAAGGGCTCATATTTTCCATTTCACGTGCAGTTTGCACGTCAATTAAATCAAGGGCTAGCATTTTCTCTATTGCATCAAGTCGCGCCATTGTGTCAGCGCGTAGGAAAGTCTCATCAACTGCAAACTTCACGACATTACCATGTGCGGTTATATCATCCATGCTAAGTCTTTCCTCTATCGCACAAATGTAAGGTTGCAGCGAATAAGCCACGTATTCTTTCCTAGAATCTAAAACGTTTTGATAAGTCATGCTGTTATTCATATCAGCGCTAACCATGAAGGCTGGAACGTTCATCAATCTGGAAATTTCCGTACTCAAGTATTGCGACGACTCGTTGTAGGTCATTTCCTTAGGTGAAAAACCTACTGTTTGGTAATCCAAAGTGCTAGTGAGATAAGCAGTGCTGCGGTTTTGTCTAGCCGATTTGAAAGCCGCTAACAAACCTTGCACCTGTGCTTCAGGAAGGTCTGCTCCCTGGTTACGGATAATGCCCGTCGGCATTGGAGTAGCGGCTGCAACTGCCGCTGCTTTTTGTACATCAAGTGCTGCTTGAATTGTGCGCGCACCAGTTTCCAAAACGCCGGGTAACAAAGATTGGAAAGTAACAAGTGAACCAATACCTGACATTGGAACTTTTTTACCATCCACTGAGTAATAAGCAACTTCATAACCCATAGCATCGGTTGTAACCGTTACGCGAGTATTTGCAACCCACTCAAACCCGGAAGGCCTGCCATCATCGGCATATAATGAGGTGCAGCGCCAATAACTGACCCCATAGAAAATTAGTGAATCAACTGTGTAAGCCAAAGTAACTGCACGCGGTTGGCGAATATCAGGCTGCTCTAACCATAATGGGCTTTGTAATTCTTGCCCGGTTGATTTCTTGTATAACTCCAAAGGCAAATAACTAATTACGCCACAAATTAAATTACGGCATCTTGAAACTGTACTAACTTGCAAAGCAGTAGCGCGATCCATAAAACCTGCGCCGTAACCATTGTTATACAAGCCGCCATAACTATATTGGCCTGCACCAAAACGATCCGACATGATGGCAGGTGCTAGTTGTGCATCAACCTGCACTTTATCTTTACTGCGGATGCCAAAGGTTTCAAGTAATCCCATACGGCAATTTTCGCAGTTTGTAAAGCACCAACAGGGATGCCTACGGCGTGTCTAAATATAGATTTTGGCTTCGCTAATTGGTTTGGAAAGGTGCAATACAACCATGGCCATGCCGATTGGGGCGGCTACGCTGCCCTGTGATTTTTTGCGGACAATGCGCCAGCCTGAGTCCTTACTTGAACTGGCCACGTTAAGCATTTGCTGATCCAACTCAGGCTGAACCCCATGAACCACACGCTTGTTATCAATCGCATCTTTGAAAGTTGAGCAGGCGGTATAAAACTGCGCCCCTACGCACGCCTCAACCATAAGCCCGGAATTTTTAAGCCGTTCGGCAATAGCGGCGGTGGTGTAGGAATCGTGCAACACCAATTTTGGATGCCACTTGTCAGCCTCGGCTTTTATGTCCACGGCTATCTGTAATTCGTTTACCGCAATTTCACTTGTCCAGGTTTTAACTAGCGCTAGGCCTATACGACCATCGGGTAGCAACGCACCCGCCACAAGGCTGGCTGAGCGCCTGGTATGGGGATCAACGTCAAAGGCAAACATCATTTGCATACCTGGGGTCATCACCATTTCAGCATCGGCCAAGTCTTCCCAACTGCCAGGTGTCCAAGGGCTAGTCATGCCTGTGTTTACAAATTGGCACAAGGTTTCAGTACGTGCGGCCATGATGGTGCTAGTAGCAATGGTTTCCTCAATGGCTTCCTCGCTGATCAATAAGCCTAACGACGGATTAGCCTGCGCCCACGCGCTGCGATCCCAAATGTCACAATTTTCGCTAGCACTATATTCGTAAAAGCCCAATGATTTAGGCGCCTTGGCCATTGACCTTTCGCGCATGTGTAGCAGCACATCGCTATCAGCAGCCCCGGCATTTGACGTATAAAAGCGCTGGCTGTTAGGCCGCGTTAAGGTAGTGGACTTGCTGGCATCCATAGCCGCCTCGTTTACCTCACGCAATTCATCAATCCATAACATGTCAGCGGTCATGCCACGGCTGGAATCTGAATTGGCCGCAACCACTTCAAGTAATGCACCGCTTTCCAGGATTAGCCTTTCCTTGCCATTGCTCTTACGGTAGGCGTTCTCAATCTTGCCATCTTTGACTTGTGCTAGCAAAAAGTCATTACGGGCCACAATGTCAGCAATGATTTCTAGTGACTTCTCAGCCATACGCCGCTGGCTGCTCATGATCAAGATATTGCGCTCACCAAAACAAAATAGCCCTGCCAGCACGCGCATACGTAACATGTGACTTTTACCGCTTTGCCGGGCGCAAATAAACAGGCTGGACTTTTTGATGAACTTGCCATCATCATCAATAGCGCACATATCATCAAGAATTAGTTTTTGCCAAGGCAATAATGGCTGGCCAATCCGTTCGGCTAACTCAGCAATCTCATTACCACGGGTTTTAGTGTTTAACCAAGGTGTGTGTAGGCGTGGGTACAAAGCCCCCATCAGCGGCGGTTTAGTTTGTACTTCAGCCGTTGTCATTGGCTACCAATACCGCGAGTCATTGGGCTTTCGTGGGTCACTGTCACCGTTTCGGGCGGGGAGATACGTTTTGCATCCT